ATGTACAAATTTTCTTCTGTTTTATTTATCAACTTGTGATTGTGTTGGGTGGGCCTGAAAACTTAGGATCATCATATCGTGGATTTATAACGCCAGGTTTATAATTTGGATCAGGATAATCAAAACAATCATTACCTTCATATTCAGTTATGAGTGGATTAACATCTTTTCTTTCAGCATATACGTGGTAAAAACAATCAATTAGTATTTCACCAGTTAAAAAATCTTGATTTGAACCAAGTTCAATCACTACATACGCACTGTTAAAACTCTCGATCACAAGATTTTGATTCTTGCCAATTGGTTGTAATTGAACTGTGATACTATCCTCATGGACAAGATCTTTCCAATAATTTGGCAATTCAATAATATTTTTACCTTTAAGTCTGCCACGATAATAAACTCCAACTTCGGGGCCTTCAATGCAAGCATAACGAAGACGATGACCCTCACCCTTTGTTGGATGTTCTATGTCAAATGGTTTTGGTCTACTATCTGCAACTCCAAATCTAGCTGCTAAACTTCTAGGAGAAATGGCATCACATATTAGATCATTAGTGAAATGAACCTCACCACCTGTTACTTCTAAAGAAAAAGAAGTTTTTCCATCACCATCTATCTTTACATCACCATCAGTTTTAATCGCAAGATTTGATTGATATGCTGGTTGAGCATCAAGTGAATTTTGTGTTGCAGCATTTGAAGCAACATTTAGGTTTGCATCATAATTTGGTGATGCAACGGTATCTCCAATGTAAACAGGGCCATTTAGGATGGCAGTTCCAGTGGGAGATATGTCAGGTTCAATATAAGAAACATCGTTTGTTCCTACAATGAGTTTATCTGTTTGTGTCTTTACAATATGCATTTTATTCTGATATAGGTGGTCTAATCGTGGTTGCTTGTTTTAAAATCTCTGACATCACACCAAATTTCATGTCAGCGTCAGCAGCGGCGATTGCAAATCCATATTTAAGTTGGAAGAAACCTTTACTAATTATATTTGCACTATTAGTTGCACTTATTAATATTTTTTCAGCTTGAACTCGGACATCAGGAGCACTAATCTGTGCGAGTTTGCAAGCCTCCATCATTAGTTGACCATCTTGGCCACCACCATTTGCATGAAGATTAATATTTCTTGCTCGAATTGTTACGTCACCATTTAAACAATCAATAAGCATATCACCCCTTTTGCATAATATTTTTTTAGCATACATGGGTGTGATATCACCAGCCTTTCTGACTTTTATTCCCTCTCCAAGACACTCATCTGAACAACCTTGAGTATATAAAACTGATTTAGGAGTTCCAGTTCCGCCCGCCGTTCTATTTTCTCCCTTATCAGCGTAGAAAGCAAAAGATTGACCTTCTTGAGTTTGGATTTCATAATTTGTGTCACCATGAATACTACTTTGACCATCTTGGATAACGTATCGGTCAAAGGCCTCCCGATTCATGTTTTTTTTATCGTTAGGTGCTTTAAAACTTTCTGACATTTTATTTTGTAATACAACTAATTACTGTTATAACAGCATCTTGAGGTAGATTCCTGTTGAAAGGAGTATTTGTATCAGCTGATCTAGATGCATCATCAACCTTAGTGAATTTAAGAACTGGTTTTAATTTTGCACCAGCACCAGTGTCACTATTTATTACTAAATCTGGAAGATCTGTAAATCCAAATCCAGAGTTTACAACGTTTGCATCGATTATAAGGCCATCTCTAATTGTTAATTCAACTTCTGCTTGACCTAAAGTTGGTCTTGTACCATCGACACCAACGCCAGTTCCAACGCCACCAGCACCAACTCCACCAACACCAACGCCACCAGCACCAACGCCACCAGCGCCAACACCAACGCCACCAACGCCAATACCACCAGCACCAACACCGCCAGCACCAACGCCAGTCACAATATCACCTGTAACATCACCAGCTCCTATTACATCATCACCTAATCCACCAACTGTAGAACTTGGCGAATCTACGATTGCAATTCCACCTTCAACTGTAAGAGTGTCTGTATCTTCATATCCAAATCCTGTATTTTCAACAATAACATCCTCTAAAGTGGTCACGTAGGAAACCACCCCATCATAGTTTTGATTTGGATCTGGTGTAACTTCCTTTTCTGTTAAATTTCCATCCTGATCACGGGTTGTTTCAACTGTGTTCGGTAAATATCCTTGACCAGAATTTGTAATCACAGCACCAACAACACCAAGTTCAGTGCCATTTGGGTCAGGAATATAAACTGGATCACCATTAGAATTTAAAATTTGATTACCGTTTTCATCTAATGATGGGGAAACATTTCCCATAACTGGAAAACCTCCAGCACCAAAACCATTTTCACAACTATCAACAAATGAAAGTAAGGGTGGTTCTGTAAATCCAAATCCTGTACCATTAATTGCAACACCAATTATTTTTCCAACTGCATTGATAACTGCACTCGCATCTATACCGTGACCATCTCCACCAATAAACTCAACTCGTGGTGGGCCACATTTTAAGACATTATTATCACAATCTGGTTTTTCTGGTGTTGCTGGAATTGCATCATCTAATTTATCTAAAAGTGGATTAATCAAAGAATTTAATGACATCTTATCGATAATACCTTGAAAATCATCTTCGACTGCCTTCCTAAGTCCACTTTTGGGAGAATATACAGTATTTTCTGGACAATTCTGTCTATCACAATCAAGAACATTTGTAATAATATTTGCAAATCTAATTGCTTTTGTAAAAGTTTTACTTGGAGTTGCAATACCACCACCTTGAATATTATTCAACTGACTAAACATATCACCAAGGCTTGTATCTAAGATATTATTAATTTGTCCAAACATGTCACCCAAAAAGTTTTCAATACCACAAGTCGGCACATCTAAAACTTGTCCTACCATATTTTCAAAACTTTTAAAAAGGTAATCTTTTAATCCTTCTTGTATTTTTTCAAAATTACAAAAAACTGTATCGATCAATAATTGCACTGCACTCCCAGCAGGAGCTTGCAGTGGTTTTTGTGTTTTTTCTTTTAGGGTGGTTGATAATTTATCTAACGTATCTTGAATTACCCATGAACGACCACGACGAATTAATTTTGACATTGAGTTATGAACTCTGTTTGTGGTTAATTGTATCTCTGATTGAATATCTACAACACCACCGAAGATTGGGTTAACGTATGAGTTAGCAGTATTTAATCTTTGTAATGTGTTTAATTGTTTTGTAAAATCTTTGATTGCATCACTTATCTTTGAGATCTCATTATCTGCACAGGCAGTATAATTAGTCGCTGTCTGATTTGTGCCATTTTCTTTTTTTAATTGAGATATTACTTTATTCACTTCACCAGCAGCAAAAGCTAAAAGAACTGGAGAGTTACCCTTCGCAAATTGATGTCCACCAGCGTTTGCCCTCGAATCAGGTGGAGTGTATGGTATGAAATCAGTTTGTTTTTTAGATTTAAACTCTGCGTTTTTTAATTTATCTCTGACAAAGGTTTGTCGAAAGAGAGTTCCAAATATTATTGGTTGTTGACCATCTTCACCATCAAGAAAAAATCCAACGACAACCTCTCCACCACGATATCGCATTGTCTGTCCCTGACCAGCAATTGTTGAGGTATTAGGTGGTAAAAGAACATGTGCAAGTGGTAACTCATCATCAGGTAAGTCACTATCATTACCATGATATCCCACAATACGAACACGACATCGATGTGAATAGATATCTTTACCATCTGCCGCTTTTGTTCTCTCTAATAAATCATTCCACTTTCCTTTTTTCGGATCAGTCACTTGACCGATCCACCATTGCATTGGATCTCTTCCTATAAAGTTAGTCGATGACATTTTAGTTAATCGTCATAAATTAAACACTCAGGCTCATCTGGATGGTTGTCACAGAATAATTCTAAGGCATTTGGATCGTGATGATCGCCTGCTGCGATCTCCTCTTTATGATGTTCTGCATATTCCTCTAATTCATGCAACTCCTCTTTAGCATGTCTTCTTGCTGCTGGGTTTGCTTGTGGATCATCGATAATTTTCTTATCGTGTTCCATATGGTCTTCGATTGATTTCATAAGATTAGCTATTTTTTACTATTTAAGCGGTGAAGACATCACGAATTAATTTAAGTTGTGTTTCAGCACTACCACCACCAATTAGATGTCTTAATTCTGATAATAAGTATTTACCACTAGGATCATTCGTTCTCTCATTTCCATAAGAATCTGTTTTAGAACCTTCATCATCCTTTTTGACTGGTAATTTAATATTAATCACATCACCAGCCCTCAAAGTCGTATTTAATGGAATTGAGATATTTATAGACTGTGAAAATAATAAGTTATTCCTAACATAAGACTTATTTTGATAAACGGCAAGCTCACTTAATGGTTGAACTTCATCTTTCTTCGCACCCTTTTGTGCAACTCCAAAATCATTTACACGAAGCATCAATCGAGTTGGAAAATCCTCAATACCATCTAATAATTTAGGTGGTTTTTTTAAATCTAATTGAGAAATTTTAAAATCAACCTCTTCAAATGTTTGATTCTCAATATCAATATATAAAGTTCGATTGGCGTACATTCCCATTCTCATGTTCATGCCAATATCATTTGTTTGATTTAAATTATTTTGTAAAATTTTGAAGAAACCTTGATCGCCAGGTTTATCTGTTTGAGTATATGTGATTGGTTCTTGTTCCAATAAACTCTTAATTGATTTAAAAACATAACCATCCAAAGTCTCATAAAATAAAAAACCAAAATCTTTTGATGATGATTGAGTTTTTGGACATAACCATTGAATTGTATCAAAAGGTCTTTTTAAATTACCAACAAATGAATATGAGTTAAGGGCATCATCTTTTTCCAATTCCTTAGAACTTTGAATTCCTTTTTTATCAGATCCTTCTCCATTAGTTAACAATTTGCTTACAGTCTCAGAAACATTACCAGTATATTTTTTATTCACCCTTGCGGTTTCATTAATGATTGATTCAACTGAAACAAACTCCAGAGTTGCAACCTGTTTATTTGTCTCAGTTATCATATTTCTCACAGAGTTGAGTATCAACTTTTGTTTTTTAGATGTGATTTTAAATTCATCAACATCCCCATCCTTGACTGTCAGATCAATATACTCACCACCAGTGATTCCTTCTCGACCTATAACTTGATCTATATCAATAAAAGTGACAGTCATCGAAATTGATGGACTTTCTATACTTTCATAATAATCGATAATAGGATTTCCAAGACCTAGTTCATAGGGTTCTTTTAGAGAAGAACTCTCACTAGGCATCAACATGCATTTGGTTATAAGAAATTTAGCTTCTGACATTAGGTTATCATTCTAGCGACTTCTGGTGGTAATTCTGTCTGGTTAATGGATAAGAATTGATTTCTATTCGACTTGATAAAAGCCACAGGACTTGATGTTTTCTTTATTGATGCGATAGTAGTTCGTGCTGGTTTACTTTGAACTAGTACACTACTATTCTGATCTTTATTATCAATTCCTGATTCATAGGTGACGACATTTACTAATTTATCAGTTGTTTTTAAATTTTGTTCAAGTGATAAATCTAAATCATTTTTTTTAGATGCATTTTCAATCAACCCTCCCACATCACCATATTTTGGCGCCCCCTTAGTTTTATTCCCCTGACGTTTATTATAATCTGTTATGGCTTTATTGATGATCTCAGCATCCGCACC